TGCTAGAGCAAATCACGTCAACGCCTCCGGCGGATATGGTAGCGCTCCTTTGGGCGGTGGTGGGTGGCCTATCGCTGGCCGTTGTCCAGCTTTGGCGGCTCAATGGGCAGAAGAACAAGCAGAATGGCGACCTCCATTCCGAGATGAACAGGCGCATATCCTGCCTGTATCGGCAGTTGGTGGAAACGCAAACAGCCTGGAGGGAGGCGGAACGCCGCCATGCTCAGGAAATGTTCGAGGCGGCAAAGGCGGCGGAGATGACGGGGAACGCATTCCGGGCGGCGATAGAGGCGCTCAAGAAGAAGCCCGGCGGGCCTTGTTAGAGTTAAAGCGCGGCATTGCGCGTAACCAGCAACTTGCCGTAGAGTTGGCCGCGCTGGTTGACAGGATCAAGCACATAGACTGATCGGAGCGGAAATGACTTTTGGCGCAAACCTTTTGGTCGATGACCATTACAGCATAGCGAACAACTATTTTTCCGATCTCTTGTTTGAGACAGGGCAGTTCGATTTCGTGTCCACGCCTGACGTGACGCTTACCGATGGCTGGATCACGCGCATGGCACCGGGTGCATCCTACACCTACGCATTCGGGCGGCTGCGGTCAAAGCTAGGGCCAAGCAAGCCGCGGCCATATCAATTCTTCTGGCGCGGCATGGCTATGCACGATCTCGAAATTACGATTGTGCAGCGCGGCGTAGTCGCAACGCCGGAATGGAAGGGGCTTGTGCCGGTCAATGACCCGCCACCGGTGACGCTTGATCCGTCGCTGCCGCAATTCATCATCATTCGCAACCCTGCTGCCGCCGAATGGGTGGGCGAGTTCCGTTTCGGCATTGCCGAGGATGACAAATTTACTTCGCCAGCATTCCGCGCATGGTCTGCGGCGCAGGGCCTGACCGGCGCGCGCACAATGGACGAGCAGCGGTCCAAATACGCCGAACAGGATCACAAAATCCGCGATATCGCCTATCCGACCATGCATGGCGACTGGCGCGGCGATTTCGCGGGCATAACCGTCTCCCAAAGCCTGCGGATGGCGCAGGAGTGCGCATGGCAGCATATTTGGCTATCCGTACCTCCCGGCATGTCTCCTGCCGTCCTGGTGGCGGCTTTGGACGATTACAGCGGCTGCCCCGCGGTGACGCTGGAACACGGCGGCAATGAAATCTGGAACCGCGGCGCGTCGCAGAAGTGCGGCACTTACTACCTGAACCGGGCACACCAAGCCTATGGCACCTTCCACGGCACGCCGGGCGGCATTCTGGACTATGCGCAGCCGGGCTGGGTGCTGGAGGATGACGCCATGGCCTACACGCCATCGGGGCAGATGTGGCCGGACAAGCTGAAACAGCAGGCGCGCGATGCGGGGCGCGTTGATCCGATCCTGCTATCCAATGAAGCGGCCTATGCGATGGCGATGTATGACGCATCGCAGGCGCTGGCGGTGATGCTGGTCAACTGGCAATGGGACGCTGCCGAGCGGTGTTTCGTGAACAAGCACGGCGTCCGCATCTACAACACCATGGGCGGGCAGAACGGCAATGCTCGATTCGTCGAGAACATCGTGAAAGTGTTTGCCGAGGCGCTGGTGCCGCAGGACTGGCAGACGGTCCAGGACTATTTCACCGGCTTCGCGTTTGCGCCGTACCTTGCCTACCAGTACGTGACGCAGGCGCTCCCGACCCATGCCCGCGCGCCGAATGATCCGACCAATGCGGAGTTTTGGGGCGCAGCGGAAGCGGGCTGGCAGCGGGCGCTGGGGCTTATGCTTGGGAATGTCGTGGCGCAGCCTGCCGGGTGGCGCTTTGGCGTTTATGAAATGGGCCTGTCCTTCATTGATGGCCGCGACGGGCGTCCAGCCGACTGGTGGACCGCCAAGCGGTTCTCGGTCGATGGCGACCTGATGAATATCAAGATGGCTGCCGATCTATCGAGCGAGCGGCCATGGGCAACCATGGTCTACGGCATGGGCATTACGGGCGAGGAATTTAAAGCAGGTCAGACCTATGGCCAAGGCTTCTGGTCTATCCTGCCATCGTGGGACAGCCAATCCGATCTACTGCAAAAAATGATCGCCGCCTATGACGCGCCAGTCATTGACCCGCCCGTCGAGCCGCCGGTTGATCCGCAGCCGGGCGAGCGGGCGGTCAGGTTCGCGCGCATCCGCGATGATCTTGACTGGCTGGAGGCGAACGGTTAGGTTGCGCACTGATCCTGCCGCGGGTATGACGAATGGGGTAGCCTGCCTCATAGTCACTCAGGCAAGCCGCATAAGGACGGGGCGAAATGGCCTAAGCCCCGGACGCCCTTACGGGCCGCGGTTGTGGGCGGCAGCGCGCATATGAAGGAAGTCTTGGAATGGCGTTTGCTCTAGTCTGAGGGCCAGCGCCTCGCGTTCGTCCTCAGTCATCTTCCTTCTCCATCGCTTTCAGCATCCGCCAACCCAAGCGGGACTGAGTATGGGTCGGTGTGTCTAAATGTGCCCAGGATTTGCGTAATAAGCGCGGCTAGTTCGTCCGGGTCCACCTCGGCGTTTTGGCCCTTAACCATGCAGGCAGCAATTGCCGCCTGCAACACGTCCCCCCAGGTCATCACCCTTCCTCCATCTCTGCCGCCCGGCGGAGTTCGTTTTCGCGCGGGACGGTCACGGTGTCATCGCTCATATGCATTTCCCTTTCGCCTCATGCGCTGCTTTCAGTGCGTCACGCATGGCTTGTGTGATTGGTGCCGGGCCGGGCAGCGCCGGGCGCTCCGGCTTGACGCCGAGCATGTCGGCAATGTCGCGCGGGAAGTCTGGCGGGAGATCAGTCATTGGCCAGCAGCCCAAGCAGAATAGTCCGCGCAGTTGCCGCGGCATTCCGGGCGCTCATCTGGTCGCAACGCCATATGTGCGCGTCCTCGTCTAAACCGTTCCGCCATACCCGCTGGTCTAACTCGCAAGTGCGCGCAAAATGACGGGCTTCTGCCTGCCAATCCTTGGCGAGCCTTGCCGCCCTATTTTCCGATACCAGAATCATCATCATCCTCCAAAGCGGGGCCGGAGCCCCGCGGGTTATTTGTCATCCATATCCGCCAAAATCGCATCACGCACGCGCTCCACAAAGTCGCGCGCGCGCTCGATCCGTTCCACTGCGCCGGGCAGCGGCGTCCCCAAATCCTGCCAGAACGCAGCGCCCTGCGGCGTCTTGTGAGTATGGAACATGTAATGCACGAATTCCTTAGCGCCCGTGCGCAGGAACCCCTGCATGGCTGGCAGCGCGCGGTCCCGGGTGTATTCCGTCCAGTCGCCCACTTCATCCTGCATCACTTGTCTCCTTTGTTTGATTGCATAGACACCATATCGCGCCACCTTGCGCCTGTCAAGCGCCTATTGACACACAAAAGCGCCAGCGGTATAGTGAGGCATCGAAACTAAGGAGGCCGATGATGGAGCCTAGAGACCAGCGCATTAACGTGCGCGTAACAACGAAAGACCTGGATCGCCTGATTAGGGCGGCGGAGGCCGACATGCGCAGCGTCGCGGATTTCTGCCGCGTGGCGGCGCTCGAAAAGGCGGAGAAGATGGAGCGAAAAGATGGATAACACGAAACACACGCCGGGGCCTTGGAGGGTATATCATGGCACGCGGGGAACGATAATCGAGGCCGACGGTGGCGCTTGCGACGACGGAAGCCCGCTCGGCATTCTGTGCCCCGGCACCGGTGGCGCGCGTTCTTGGACACACACGATTGCAGAACTGGGCTGGTCTGGCATTGCCGAATGGGAAGCCAATGCCTGCCTGATCGCCGCCGCGCCAGATATGCTGGAGGCGTTAAAAATGGCGCAACTGTGGCTTGACTACGACGGACGTTACGACATGCAAAAAATAAACGCAGCCATCGCCAAAGCGGAGGGGCGGGACTAACGAAAAAGGCGGCACTTAAGCCGCCCTTTCTTTATGCCGGGGATGCCATCCTTTGCGCGGGTCACCTGACGATCAGGGGCTAGGCACCGCGCGTTGACGCTCTGGCAGGTATGGCTTGGCGGACGCCCCGGCCCGCCCGTGGAGGTACGCCCGCCCCTATTCCATGCGCAATCCGCGCATTGACCACAAGCCGAAAAGGCCTCCGGCCAGCAGCAGCGCCGATGCCGGGAGCGGGATGGCGTTGACCTCGCCCTCGTACATAAGGCCCGACGGGTTGCTGATCGTGTCCTGACCGACGCCAATCTGCCGAACCTCGAATTTCAGTTCGTGCGTGCCCGCGGCAACTTCCATGGCGAAGGCCTCGCCCTCGCCCGGCTCGCACCCAAGCGGGCCGATGGCGCACGTCCCTTGGGTCATGTTCGGCAGATTGAGCGCCACGCCATTCAGAAAAACTTGTGCCGTGTCGTCCGCCCATGCGGTGAAATCGAGCCAGGATCGATGGGCGACCGTAAATGTTTCCGTCGCCGTCCACATACTGCCGGGAGGCGCGAGAACAGCCCCGCCGTAGCCCGTGTCGGCATAGCTGATCCACTGACCAGCGCCGGGCGCTTGCCAAGCCGGGTGCGGCTGGATGGCGACGCAAGCGCCGCCGTTGCATGTTTCGTTGCCGTCGCCGGAGACGATAGGCAGCGCGGCGGCTGGGGCGGTGAAAGCGGTAAGGGCCGCGGCTGCGAATAGGTGCTTCATGATGTGCTTTCCTTCATTTCGCCGATTGCAACTTCAAGCTGGTCACGCAGCCATTGCGCTTGTTCTGGCGTTGGCGCGATGACCTCATTGTCCCAATTCAGGTTTACGCTGCCCGATTTCCGAAAAGTCAGCGTCGCGACAACCGGGTCGCTCTCTTCCATGCCGTGCAATAAAATTAGACGGCGCATCAAATGCATCACTTCATCAAACGGCATGTCGCTTTGAGCCGTCGCCCATGGCTGACCTTCTGACGTTTTGAAACAAACAAGATCAAAAGCATATTCGCTTTCGTTTTTGTGCTTTTCGTTGCGCCGGTCGGTAAAGTCGATAACTGTCATTCTCCCCTCCAATTGTGCAAGTTCGGTTCTTGGCACTTTCGGCAATGGTTAATGAACCATACGCCGAAAATCAGCGCGGCGGCAATGCCGATGATGACAAGCGCCATCATGCCAGCCCATCCCATTCCCGGCCTTCGATCCGGGCAATTGCCCGCTGGATCAGATCGCAATCTTCCTCCCGGCCTTGCTTTCGCGCCCGATAAGCGGCGTCCAGCAATTCGCGGATCAGCGCCTTATCACGGTCGCGCTCAAGTTCGGTCTTTTGTTCATCTGTCATCGTTGCGCCTCCTTGTGGCGTTTGAAAATGCGTTGAAACTGCCTGCGGTGCATCCCGATCATACGCGCAGCCTGATCTTTGTTGCCGCCGGTTTGCTCATATGCCCAGAACACCAATTCTTCCTGCATTTCGATAATCCGGCGCTTTAGCGTTTGATAGTCGCGGATATCCATGACCTCACCTCATATATCGTGCAAGGTGCTTGTTATTCTGGCTCCACATGATCTCGCCAGTTTCCGGGTGCCGCCTGATCGTGCAACCCCCAGCCCAAAAGACAGAGGCCATATTGTCCGGGACTACGAGCGGCAAATGCGCCTTAAAGTCCTGCGATGAGCCGGGCTTGGTGCCGGTCTTTTCCGCCAGCCGCGCGGCCTCCGCTTCCCGCTTTTCGGCGGCTTTTGCCTCTGCGCGGATTTTCTGCACGCGCAAAGCCGTGGCAATGCGCTTGGCTTGTTTGCGATCTTCCTCCGTGCCCAGCTTGCGGCGGCGGTATTCGCTGGACAGCGCCAGCACAACCTCGCGCCCTTGCGGGCAAAGCCCTTGGCTATCAACCCGGCGGAGCATATGAAAGACTGTACTACGGTCCCGGCCTGCCCATTTGGCAATTTCCGCAACCGGCATGCCCATGCGTTGCATGAACCGGAACACGCCGCGCTTTGCCGATTGCACCGCGCCGCCAGGGTTGCTCTTTTCGATCAAATCGGCGGGCTCCAAGCCTACAACGTGGGCGGCAACCTCCCATGCAAAATCCCATTCCTGCATCACTCCACTCCCAGCATGTAAATGGCCGTATCGATTGCGGCAGTTGCGACCATGCCTATTGCCACCAGCACGATTACAAACACGGCGGCGGCAAGGATCGTGCGTGCCCAAAGCAGGGCGATTTCGTCGTCGTCGTTCATAGCGGCTTCCTTCCAAATATCAGGATAAAGCCATACGCGAGGCAAAACAGCGGCGCGAAAACCGCCAGAGCCGGAGCAATGGCAATAAGCCATGCGCCTGCTATCATCCGGTCGCTGCGCTTTGTGCTTTCGGCAAGCGTCATGATGCGGTCAAACATATCGCTAAACATCACTTTTCCCTCCCCACTGCGCGCCGGGAACGGCGGCGGCGTCGATTGGGTGTTTCAGGTTGCGGCGGAACTGGGCAGCAAAGGCGTCCTTGATCTTGGCAATCGCCTGCTGTTGATCTGTGCCGCGCTCGCCTGCGCGGATGCTTTTGCTTAGCGCCTCGACTGCGTCGAAGGCATATGCCCATGCGTCGGCTTCAGTTGCATTTTCCGCAAGCCGGGCGCGCTCAATAGCGCGGGTGGCGTGTTCGTTCATTGGTTTTGCTCCTTATGGCTTGCGATTGCCACGGCAACGGGATCGCGCTCTATGAGCCGCATCAGGATGGCAGTTTGCGGAGTGATGCCTCGCTTGCCGGTTTCCATGCGGTGGATTTGATTTGCGTCGGCAAAGCCGAGCAAAATAGCCAAGCCCTTTTGATCGGGACCGTACATTTCACGAATGCGGCGGAACTCTTGCGGCGTCATCTGTCTGTCTCCGTTCTTTCGTTTATCGACGCCCCCTTGTCGCACAATCCGGCGTGAGGCGCAACACAAAAAAAGCGCTTGCTATAAAATTTTTTGTGCGTATAAATATGCGGCATGGAAGCAACACCGAAAACAGCCCTTGCGCTGATTGATTGTGACCGGCTCGCGGATGCGGTCGGAAGCAATATCAAAACCGTTCGAAACTACCGCCATCGGGCGAAGATGCCTGCCAAATGGGCGATGCAAGTCCGCCGCTTGCTGGCGGAAAAAGGACGCGACCCAATGGCGGAAGCGCCCGACGAAATCTTTGCATACAAGTGAGGAAGTCATGAAAAAGACAGGCGCAGAAAAACAGATCATTGCTATGCAAACGGAAGCGGAGTTTGCCGCCGATGTGTCGCGCTTAAAGCGGGACCGCTGGCGTTTGGAGGAAAGCATTATTTATCAAAAGCGCGCCGCAGAATGGGCGGAAGCCGCTCGTAATAACTTTGTAAGCCTGCTGCAGCCATGACCCGCCGCATTGACGCCGTAGAGGCCGCGGCGAATGCCATCGCTGGGCTGATTATATCAGCGGCAACGGTGCAGGTCGCTTGGCCGCTGTTCGGCTGGCAGGCAACTGTTGAGCAATCCTCAATGGTTGCCGGGCTGTTTTTTGTACTATCAACTGCCCGCGCATACGTGTTGCGGCGCATATTTCGGAGGATGCAATGAGCTTGGCAGAATATCGCGAATTTATCGCGTCACGCCAGCCCGTTACGCAAGGCCATGGCTTTGCGGCAGGCGACATAAACCCCAAAGCCAAAGCGCATCAAGAGGCGGTTATCCGGTTCGCCTTGGAGCAGGGGAAATCCGCCGCGTTTCTTGATACGGGGCTGGGCAAGTCGTTTATCGAACTGGAATTTGCGCGGCAATGCGCAGAGGAAACCCGCAAGCCTTCGCTGATCCTGACGCCTCTCGCAGTTGCCGGGCAGATGGTCAGGGAAGGCCAGAAATTCGATATCAACGCGCGGCAAATTCGTGAACAGTCCGAAGTCGGCGCGGGCGTCATGGTGGCGAATTACGAACGCCTGCCGAAGCTGAACCCAGAAGCGTTTGGGGCAATCATCCTGGATGAAAGCAGCATTCTGAAAAGCTATGCCGGGCAAACGCGCGCGCGCATCCAAGCGGCATTTGCCGATCACGAATATAAGCTTGCGGCAACCGCAACGCCATCGCCAAACGACCATACCGAACTAGGCAACCACGCCGAGTTTATGGGCGTCATGCGGCAGCAAGAAATGCTCTCGAAGTGGTTCATCAATGACACTTCAACGGCAAGCCAGGAATGGCGGCTAAAAGGCCATGCCGTTAAGGATTTTTGGCGATGGGTAGCGTCATGGTCGCGTTGTGCCACGCTGCCAAGCGACCTGGGCGGCGACGATACCGGCTATCTCCTGCCGGAGATTTACCGCCGCATCCATGAAGTGGCAGCCGACCGCGGCGAGGATACGGGCGGATTGCTGTTCCGCATTCCTGAAATGTCAGCAACCAGCTTTCACAAGGAAAAGCGCCTGACAATGCGCCATCGGTGCGAAATGGCCGCGGAATTGGCGACCCATGACAAACCGGTGACGGTATGGTGTGAAACCAATGAGGAAAGCGCGCTTCTTACCAAGCTAGTGCCGGACGCCATCGAGGTGCATGGCTCGCTATCGCCGGATGAAAAAGAGGCGCGGTTGTTAGGGTTCGCCGATGGCAAATACCGGGCCATGGTAACGAAGCCCAAGCTGGCAGGCTTTGGCGTCAACTGGCAGCATTGCTCCCATGCCGTGTTCGCCAGCATCAGCTTTAGCTATGAGCAGCACTATCAGGCCGTGCGGCGCTCGCATCGGTTCGGACAGAATGAAATGGTGCGAAATGATATCGTTTTGGCGGATACGGAGCGCGTCATATGGGAGGTAATTGCGACCAAGAGTGAAAAACATGATGAAATGAAACGCAGAATGGCGGAAGCTATGCGAGAGGTCCAGTTGAGCGCCGATGTGCGGCGGACCTATGATCGCCCCCTTAACCTACAATTCCCGGAATGGGTAAAAACCGAGAGGATGCAGTAATGAATGCCGATTATCACGGGGCCGGATGGGCTCTTTATCACGCAGATTGCATCGAGGGCATGCACGCCATGCCAGCGCATTCGGTCGATTGCAGCGTGTTTTCGCCGCCGTTTGGCGACTTGTTTGTTTATTCCGACAGCGAGCGCGACCTGGGCAATGCTGGCAGCGAGGAAGAATTTATCGGGCAATATCGATTTTTTGCCGAGGCGCTGGCGCGGGTAATGAAGCCGGGCCGCATTGCTTGCGTGCATTGCACCGATCTGCCAACGCGCAAGGGCAAGCATGGCTATATCGGCCTGCAAGATTTCAGTGGCGATCTGATCAAGGCGCACACGGCGGCGGGCATGATCTACCATGGCCGCACGACGATATGGAAAGACCCCGTGGTTGAGATGCAACGCACAAAGGCGCTGGGATTGCTCTACAAACAAATCCGCAAAGATAGCGCCATGAACCGAGTTGGAATGCCGGATTACATGCTGTTTTTCCGCGCGCCCGGTGACAATCCCGACCGGATTGAACATGCCGCGCCAGGGGATGCGGAAGCCGTCAAGATCGCCAAGAAATGGCTCGATGAAATGCACCGCGCGGGGCTCGCATCCAACGTGCCGGATGACAAGATGCTAGCCGAGCTTGTCAAGCACGCGGAATTTGACGTGTACGAATGGCAGAAACTGGCGTCGCCGGTATGGATGAATATCCAACAGGGCAATGTGCTCAACCGCATCAAAGCGGAAAACGATGAGAAGCACGTATGCCCGTTGCAACTGGACGTGATCGAGAACTGTCTGCGGCTCTACAGCAAGCCCGGTGACGTGGTGTTAGATCCGTTCAACGGCATCGGCAGCACCGGCTATCAGGCGGTCAAGATGATGCGGCGCTATGTCGGGTTCGAATTGAAGCCGGAATATATCGCGCAAGCATCCAAGAACCTTGCCGATGCTGAGGCGTCGGCAGGCGATCTGTTTGGCCTAGCCGCCTAAGAAAAAAGCCCCGCCTGTTTAGGGCGGGGCAAGTTCGCGGAGACAGATGCAGTCTGCCCGCTTGTAGCATCATTGCACGGAAGGCGCAATCCGTTCAAAGGCAGCAGGTGTAAACGCCCTCTTAGCGTGCTTCGTGCAATACGAATGGCCAGCAATGATTTGTTCGCCGCAATAGTGGAAGTTTCCTGCTGGCGTCACGTCACCATCAATCCACTGACAGCGCGACAGACGCGGGGCAATGGGCATCCCCCATCGATGCGTTGGCGGCTCTTTCTTCTTATGCAGCCCCATGCGTCGCGCGCGTCCTATGATGACGTTCTTGCTAACGCCAAGCCGTTTGCCGATGGCGAAGGCGCTCCATTCTCGCGTTCCGTAGTGCCGGCGGATAAAAGCCAGTGCGGCATCGTCCAGGCAAGCGCCGAGTGACGTGGTTCGCGGGCGCTCAGGCAGGCCAAGCATATCACGCCAGCGCCTTGCGGTTTTCTTGCTAATCCGCATTGCCTTGGCGATCCCCGCCATGGCCACGCCCCGGCGATACATCCGAGCAAATTCTGCATGGCGAGCGTCAGTCATCATCCGGCTCCATGCCTAGCGCGCGCATGTAGAGGTCTAGCAGGCTTTCCAGTTCCACCCGATCTTGCGGCTCCATCTTACGGAGCTTGATGACCTGGCGCATAACCTTTGGGTCAAAGCCGTTGGCCTTTGCTTCCGCGTAAACCTCGCGAACGTCAGCGGCCAGCCCTTCCTTTTCTTCCTCTAGCCGCTCGATCCGCTCAACGTAAGCGCGCAACTGGCCGCTTGTGATTGCTTCAGTCATGATCTGTTTCCTTCACTTAACATCAAAACGGTATGTCTGAGTCCAGATCGTCTTGAGCAGGCCGCCCCGCTTCCCGCCCTTGCGAGGCGACATACCCCCCGCCATCTCCTATCAGGGTCAGCGTGCCACGGAAGCGCTGTAAAACAACTTCCGTGCTATACCGGTCTGCCCCGCTCTGGTCAGTCCATTTGCGTGTTTGCAACTGGCCTTCGATGTAGCATTGCGAGCCTTTTTGCAGGTACTTTTCAGCAACCCCGGCAAGCGCATCATCAAAAATAACAACGCGGTGCCATTCAGTCTTTTCCTTCTTTTCCCCGCTGCTTTTGTCCGTCCATCGCTCTGATGTTGCCAGCGACAGATTGGCAATCTTTGACCCTGATTGCGTATGCCGGACTTCTGGATCGCGTCCGAGACGCCCCAGCAATATCACCTTGTTAACGCTACTCATTTTTATGTCTCCGTTAGTCAAAAGGGTGGCTAAAGAAGCTGATCGGCCTCATTCAACAAGCGCTCAAACGCTTCGTGGCGCTTTTGCCATGTCACTTGCCGAAATGGTTGCCCGTCGCCAGATTTGCGCTCTGCATTTGCCTTACTCTCTACAAGCTCCATGCACGCATCGAGGCTCATGGCCAGCTTGCGCATAACTTCTTTTTCGTGTTCCGTCATGATGTTTCCTTTGCTTTTGGGAATGCGCCCAGGCGCTGCAAATCGTCAATAATCCACCACGCCTCGGCGATGCGGTGGTCTTTGGCCAACACGCGAACGTCAGGGCCATTGATGCGCGCGAACGCTTGCGCCTTGTGTGTGTCCGTCACCCGCTCCGTAAATGCAGCATACCATGCCGCGGCGTCCGGGTATTCGTCCCGGCCAATGATAAACCGTGGTTGCGTCATCTGCCCGCCTCCATCGCCTTTGGCGCGTGAAACTTGACGCCTTGCTCCGCGCCATAGGCGCAAATCCAGTCGATCAATTCGGCCATTTGGCGTTTGTCCAATTTGCTGGACTGAAAGCCAAGGGGGAACGGCTCGCCCGACAGGCCGGGAATAAATTGCACCTCGTGCCCGCAAGCGTGCATAAACAACGCCTTCCATGTTTCTGGCGTGTAATGCCGTCCTTCGGGGCATTGCCGGGATATGTCTGTCAGCATTGCCCACATGAGCGCGTTTTGATCCAAGGTGCGTTTGGGCGGCTTGATGGTGACGACAGAGCCAGCAGGCGCTCGCACGATGGCGTGAGTTGCAAGCCGTCGCTGCTCCTCCCCGGCGAGGATGATGGTGTTGCCGGGCATCAAAACGCTTCCTTTTCTTGCCACGTCCGCACCCCGTCGATTGCCGGGCCGCGGTGGTTTTTGCTGACGTATTCCTCAATAAACGCCGTCAGCGCGGCGCGGTCGTTTTTGGCGATCCAGTTAAGCGTTGCGCGGTGATCGGTGATTTCGTAGCGGTGAACCGTCCGCAGTCCGCGGACTTCAACTTTGGTGTTGCTGGCTTGCTTCGCCGCATCAATGGCGGCTTGCTTGGCTTCCGCCGCCTGCCGTTGGGCTTCAATGTTGCCTGCATCGGCAGCACGAGCGGCGGCTTCTGCTTCCGCCTTTTTGCGTTCCGCCTCTCGATACGCGGCACGCCGGGCGGCTTCCTGTTCCGCCGCCAGCTTGCGCTTGCAGTCGTTGACGATGGCCGCAAGCCCTTTGGTGATCCGGTCCAGATCATCCTCCGCAGGCTTCCACCGCGCAACCTCTGCTTTCCATGCCTCATGTAGCGGGCCGGTGGCGGCGTCGCGGGCTTCTTTGATCGCCTTGCGAGCGGCTTTGACCTGCTTCGCTAGTGCATCAACGGCCTTCATTTGCTCGGCATTGGTGACGGGCTCGCCATCAAGCCAGTTGGCAGCTTCTGCCAGCGCATCGTCGAACGGGGCTAGCGTAACTTCGACTGGATCGGGAGGATTGTTGCCGCCGATCACGGCGCGGGGGTTATCGGTCATGCTCCATTTCCCTCTTGGTATAACGCCCAATCAATGGGCCGCCGTAATATTTTGCCAACGCGCCTTTGGGATACAGCCAAAGAGAGCCGCCGCCGCCACAGTCTGGGCACTCATCAGGCTCTTTAACGCCAAATTGCCACGATGATATCTGGCCGTGGCCGTCGCATCGGTCGCACCGCACATATTTCCCGCGGGGCTTTGTGTCTGTCATCGTCTGTGCTCCATCAGTAGGGAATATCGTCTGCTAGATCGTCATTAATTGACGGCTGATCTTGCGCCGCCAATTGCGCTTTCCGCCGATCCTTGGCGTCGGCAACACCGGGCGCGACTTGGACGGGCTTGGGCAGCATGGTCCATTTTGCCTTCAGGTCATCTAGGCTTTCGGCGTTTTCGAGCATTTCCTTAGCCGCGGCAATCGTGGCGGCGGCGGGCTTGTCCGAGACATTGCCGGGCGTGTTTTTAGACGGGTCATGGCCTTTCTTTAGACGATCATTAGACGCGCTGCCCTTTGCGCCTTCGCCATCGTCATCTTCCGGCGCGACGCCTGCCATAGTCATAAGCCCATAGCGGCGAGCATAGGTCATTGCCGAGCCATAACCTTGCATATCGTTCTTGCCGAATATCAGCGGCACCCGGCAGACGAGACGCTCGCCGCTGGTGTGCAGCAAAACAGTTTCAACATAATGGCCGGTTTCATCCTGTCCCGGCGGCTGGATAACCGCGATGCCGTGATTGTGCAGAGCGTCCATGCACGCATCCATGACGCTAGCAAGGTCTGCATATTTCGAGTTCAAATGCGGGTTGATCGCCTGCCGCAACGCTGGCCCCATTTCGGCCTGAGCGGCCACAAGCGCCGCCGCAATTGAAGTGTGTTTGGTTTGGTCCATCATCTGTCTCCGGTTTGATTTGTGAGGCATGTTGCCAGCGCCAAAAGGAAAAGGCAAGATGAAAAATCGCTTGCGCGCGGATAAAATATCATGCAGTGTGTTTGGCATGACAAAGCCATGCGATGTAATCGAAAGATGCGGCCTGGCACCGTTGGCGACCGCGACGGGCGTCAAGGCCGAAACAATCAACCGCTACCGCTGGCACGAGAAAATGCCCGCGTCGTGGGCTCCGGGCGTTCGCGCCGTTGCTGGCAGCCTGTCGCCGCCGCTTTTCGTGCCGGATGAGTGTTTTTCCTTTAGGCGGCGAGGCGGCAATGACTGAAAACATAACCGTCACGCTGCCCTGGCCTGACCGGGCGCTATGGCAAAACAGCCGGGCGCATTGGACGGTGCGCAGAAGTGCCACAAAATCGCACCGCCAGCGGGCGTGCTTCGAAGTCCAATGGGCTGGCAGATGTGGCCTGATCATCACCGGCCAGCCGCAGCTTGCCTGGACGATACACCCGCCGGACAGACGCCGCCGTGATCTGCCGAACGTCATAGCGGCGTTGAAACCCGCCATAGACGGCATACAAGACGCGCTAGGCATTGATGACCAGCACTTCTTGCACCAGTGGCCGAAAGAGTTTTCCGAGCCCGAACGGGGCGGAAAAATTACCGTAACCATCACCAGTGGATACCGATGAAATGACCGAAAAGCACACAGCGGAATGGGTTTGCCGATCTGAAACCGTGACGCCTGAACGCGCCGCGGACATTCTGAAATTCCAGAATACCAAAAACCGGCGGCTTCGCCCCGGTGTTGTCACGCAGTATGCGCAATTGATGAAAGACGGCGACTGGAAACTGTCACCGGAGGCCATCGTTATTTCGGCAACCGGGCGGCTGTTGAATGGCCAGCATCGATTGCACGCGGTTGTCGCGTCTGGCTTGCCGCAGCAATTTTTTATGATCTACGGTCCGCCGGATGATGTGTTTTCCGTGCTAGATCGCGGGGCAAAGCGATCAACGGCAGACGCAATGGAGCTAGACAAAAAGCTCACGGAAGCGGCGACGCTGCTTTGCGTAATTCAGGGCGGCGCGCATAACTCGGTGAATGATTTTGCCGTCTCGCGGGCGGCGGAATGCATTCAGGAAGGGCACAGGCAATTGCTGGAACATTGCAACACTGTGCGTCCTGTGTTTTCGTCCGCGCCGTTCCGGCTGGCGGCAGTTGCGCGCATCATGGGCGGAGCGGATAGTGGGCACGTTCACGAACTATATCGGCAGCTTGTGTTGGCGCACACTGAGGAATTGCCGCCCATTGGGCACGCAGCTATGCGAATGTTTTTGCAGGGCGGATTTACTGCGCACGGCGCGGGCAACGCCGGGCGCGTGCGCACGCTATGCAGCGCATGGGCAATTTTCGATCCAGCCAAGCGGAACAACTCGCGGTTTATGTCGCCGCCGCGTGAAAAATGCGTCGTGGAAATAAGCGCCGCCACTGGCTATCCGGTTTGAACGCAAAAACGGCCCCACCAGGGAAGCGGGGCCGTTCTTGAACGGAAGGAGGAATGCGGCTATGGTGCAATCAGGAACCCTAAGCCGGGTGATTGTGTAGCACACAGGGAAGCGCTGCGCAATACCCTGGCCAACATGAAAGGCCAAAAATGAGCCAATCGCCATTTGTGCCATTTTACACGTCCGATTTCCTTGCGGGAACCGGCGGCATGACCGCCGCCACAAAGGGCGTCTACATTACGCTGCTATGCCTTATCTACGAGCGTGAAGCCCCGCTGCCGCAAGCGTGGGATGACTTGGCGCGGCGCTGCGGATGCACTTTGCCCGCGTTCAATCGCGCCGTGGAAAGGTTGGAGGCAGACGGAAAAATAGCCGTTTTAGACGAAGGCATATGGTCGGAAAAATGCGAAAAACATATCGCGCAACGCTGCGAGCGGCGAACTAGCGCGAAGGCCGCCGCAAAAACACGATGGCAAAAAAGCCAACAAAAACAAAGGCAGGACGATGCGGGCGCATTGCGCCGGCAATGCAAACCAGAACCAGAACCATATTACACTCTTGATAAACAAGAGTGTAGCGCGCGCGCGAAGGGGAACGACGATGCAGAGCGAAAAAGCGGCGGCGATGAAGCACCGGATCACGAGGCCGGAACGGCCAAGCAAAAAACCGGAATCGGAAAGCGAGCCATTGGGGAGTGTGCTGAGCCGACTGAAAAAGACATACAGCACGCGGAGCAACACGGCATCGACTGGCGAGCCGAATGGCCGAAATTCCGTGACTACCACATCCGCGCCGAAACCCGAACAACTGACCGCGGATGGCGAGCCTCTTGGCGAAGCTGGTGTCGCAAAGCGGTGGAGTTCGCAGAGCGTGCCCGATCCAATGACGCGCCTCGCCAGAATGGTGGACGGATGGACTGGAACGAAGCCGCAGCTTTGGTCATGGCTGAGCAAGCCAACACGGCGGCAGTGGTCGATGATGGAGGATGGCCAGACTGGCTCACAGGGGATGCGCCGATGCCTGGAGCCACCGCCCCAAGGCTGTCGCCGGGAAGTGATGGCGGTGCATGATCTGGCGCACATGATACTTGCCGAGCGGATAACAGATGCCGAGCTAGGCCGGTTCCTGGCCGGGTGTCATAGTGCGCTCAAGGCACGCGGCGATGCGCCAAGCGGTGACGGGCTGCTAGCCTGGAAGGTGGGGCTCGATGGCCTCCCGCTTTTTGCCGTGCGCTGGGCTTTCCAGCGGTGGATGCAGTCGCGGGATTGGATGCCCGTTCCTGCGGAAATCCGCGAACTGGCGGAAATGAAAGCGGCAAAAATTGAGGCATGGTATCGTGACTGCCGCGCCGCGCTGATCCGGGGCTGCCCATGATTGCGCTGTCTGATCCAACATGCTGGTCGGACGAAAGCCGCGGCATGGATACATGCAAGCGCTTGCTGGCGGACGTAAGCCGCAACGGGCAGGCTTATATGGGGTGCAGCCGATGCAAGCGTGTGCTTGGCGAGGCAGTAGGGCCAGCAACGCCAGCATGCGAGCCATACGAAAACGGCTGGCGCGAAATCCCGCAGGAGTGGTTGCGGTGATCCATCAAACAAAGAAGGCCCCTCACGGGGCCTTAAAATGGGTTTGTGCGGAGCCGGAGCCCCGCGGGTTAGTCTTTGGTTGTGTAGTCGATCTCGACGGCGACACAGTGACCTTCAGCGGCTTGGCGGGTTTTGAACCCGCATGCCCAGCCTTTCCAAAGCCGCCCTTCGATCATTAGGTCAATGGTCCACGGGCGGGACTTGATAAAGCCGTCTTTGCGAATGATGGCGGTCAGGGTATCCATCTGTCTGTTCCTTCTGTTGGCGCAGGGTGTCCCGCGTTGTTGATGACTTGAATATAGGGCGGCATGGCGAAGGCGTCAACACAAAAAAAGATATTGAGTTCGATTTTTTTGTGTTGCATTCGAGAGGGGAAGGGCGTATATATAAGTCATCGAAACGAAAGAAACGGAGTTAAGCAGATGACGCAGATCGAAGTTCTCAAAGCAGAGTTTTCAAAGATTAAGACGATTGATCCGGCGGGCGATGCTTATAAAAAGCTTTGTGCGGCGCTGGACAGCGCAAGCGATGCAACGCTGTTAGAGCTTCGTAGCATGGAAGTGCCTTTTGTTTCCTCTTTGGCGCTTAACCGCTGCTTGCGCCGTGGCATTCTCCCCATTCCTGACTGATTGGCAAAAGATGGGAACGCAAACGGCGGGCTTGATGCCCGCCCGCTTTGATGGTAAAGGCGAAAAATGGAAAAAGGCAGGCCAACAATATACACGCAAGAAATAGCGGATCGCATTTGCCAAGAGCTTGCGACAGGCAGAACTTTGCGCGATGTTTGCCGCGATAAAGGAATGCCGCCGGAAAGCACCGTTCGATATTGGGCGCTGCGTGATATAGAAGGCTTTTTCGCGCAATACACGGAAGCGAGGCAAATCGGCTATTTTTGTATGGCCGATGAAGTGCTTGAAATCGCAGACGATGGCCAGAACGATTGGATGGAGCGTCACGCAGAGGATAACCCAGGCTGGCAGATCAACGGTGAACACGTCCAACGCTCTCGCCTTCGTCTCGATACGCGCAAATGGCTTTTGAGCAAAGCGCTGCCGAAAATCTTTGGTGACAAGCTAGACCATACCTCAAGCGATGGCAGCATGACGCCGAAAGCGGGCTTAGATGTTTCTAAGCTATCGACCGAGGCGCTTAAGGAAATTGTCGCGGCGGCTGGCGAGGAAGAAAAATGACGCAGATGAGGTGCAGTAATGAGCGATTATGTTGTAAAAGTCACAGTTCGAAATGGCCCTATGCTGCGCATTATGCGGGCAAATGGCATGGAAACTGCCGCCGATCTGTGGCGCGCTAGCGGCGTCGATAAAAATACAATCGGCAAATACTTGGCGTTAAAGCGGTCCCCTCTTAAAACGAATGGAGAATGGAAGGGGAGCGCGCTAAAAATAGCGGATGCGCTTCGCGTACTGCCTGAAGATTTGTTTCCACGACGGCACCTTTGGGAAGTGCTGAAAACCAATAGCAAGGAGGTTGAAATGACTTTCGAGCAATTGTCTAGCCCGGACGCGTTCAACTACTTACCGACGCCAGAGGAAATCATTTCCTCTAAAGACCATAAGCACGCAATATTAAAGCTCATGGATGAGAGGCTTAACCCACGAGAAAAGGCCGTGCTTGAAATGCGTTTTGGCATGACCGGGAATCCAATGAAACTGGATGACGTAGGCCACGCCGTTGGCGGCGTGAGTAGGGAGCGCGTTAGGCAAATGGAGGCAAAGGCAATCAGAAAGCTAAGGAATGCTCTTAAGGAGCATGAAATTGGCGTGGAGGCGTGACCAAGCATGGACCACGTGCAGCGCCATCGTGAGAAATATCACCCGGTTGATGATGTAAGCGTGACCATTGCCCATACGGCAACGGGCAAGAAAACGCAGATCATCGCCAAGCGCTGCAAAGCTCATGCTCGGCTATGGAACAGCCTAAGCGAACCGCGCCAAGCCGCCGCCGAGCATGTCAGCAAGTGCCACCAGATCGTCCACGGCTCGCCAAACAAGGCAACGGACCTAAGCAAGCGCCTTGCCCCGCGTGGGGCAGAAATGCCTGACGATGTCTATCACAGGCATTGGCTTGATTACTGCCAGTGGTGGAAAGATTGCGCCGCCGATGGCATCGACCCGCAGCCGTGTGTTTATGTGTTGGCGGAGGGCGGCTTTATCCGCGATCTACACCAAGGCTCGCGCGCCAGAATGAAAGCGACCGAACAACTGCTAAAGGCGCTGGACGTGATGGCTGCGCTAAAGGGCTGGAAATAGACTTGACACAACCGGGGCCAAAGTGCTAAGGGCTGTGTGACGCTGCGCAAGTGGCGTTTAGCATTGGCGTTTCCTTGATGATCCATGCAACTGGCCGTCTTTCGGGGCGGCTTTCTTTTTGGGCGTTATGCACCTAGACCAAGCGACGATTGACGCAGCAAAGCGGGAGCTATACCGCCGCTCGCTTGCCGCTTTTGTCCGCGATTCCTGGAAGGTGCTGGAGCCAGGGCAGCCCTACGTTCACGGCTGGCACATAGATGCAATGTGCGAGCACTTGGAAGCCGTCACGAATGGCGACATAACCCGGCTGCTGATTAATGTTCCGCCCGGCACCATGAAAAGCATGTTGGTTGGGGTATTTTGGCCTGCGTGGCAATGGGGGCCGCGTGGCTTGCCTAGCAACCGGATCATTAGCGCCTCGCATGAGATGGGCTTGGCTACCCGCGACGCCCGGCGAATGCGCCAGCTAGTGGCCAGCAATTGGTATCAGCACCTATGGCCGGTTGCATTCGTTGGCGACCAGAACCAAAAGACCTATTTCGAGAATGACGCGACGGGCTGGCGTCAGGCGTGCGCGGTTGCTTCGATGACGGGGCGGCGCGGTGATGTTGTGATATGGGACGATCCGCACAGCGTCGAGGCGGCGCTATCGGAGGCCCACCGGGAAACGGCGTTGCGGGTGTTTCAGGAAACGCTGCCTACACGCCTGAACAACCCGGATCGGTCGGCCATCGTCATCATCATGCAGCGCTTGCATGAAAGCGACGTGAGCGGCCTGATCTTGGAAAACGACTTCGGTTACGACCATTTGTGCCTGCCGATGGAGTACGAGCCGGATCGGCATTGCGCAACGTCGATAGGGTTTAGCGATCCACGCGAGGCCGATGGCGAGTTACTCTTTCCCGAACGCTTCCCGCCGGAAGTGGTGGAGCGGGATAAGAAAATCATGGGCGCATATGCCTACGCTGGCCAGATGCAGCAACGCCCCGCGCCTCGCTCTGGCGGGTTTTTTGATTGGGAAAAGCTAAAGATCATTCGGGCTGCGCCTCGATGCGTTGAGGTGGTGCGCTTTTGGGATAAGGCCGGAACAGAGCTTGGTGGCGCATACACGGCAGGCGTCAAGATGGGCCGGACAGTCGATGGCCGCTACATCGTGATGGACGTGGTCCGCGGCCAATGGGCGGCGGCAGAGCGGGAGGCAGTCATTAAACAAACTGCCAACATTGACGGCATGAACTGCCGCATCTGGATTGAGCAAGAGCCCGGAAGCGGCGGCAAGGAAAGCGCCGAGGCCACGATCCGCAATCTTGCTGGCTATGCCGCGAAAGCAGAGCGGGCCACTGGTGACAAGGCCGTGAGGGCAGAGCCTTATGCCGTCCAGGTGGAGGCGGGTAACGTTGAATTGGTCGAGGGACTGTGGAACAAGGAATTTATCGATGAGCATAAATCGTTCCCGGTCGGGAAATACAAAGACCAGATCGACGCGGCGGGCGGCGCGTTTAACAAAGTCGCCGCGGCGATGATGGAATTTCAAACGCTATGAAACTTCGCATCCCCTGGATCGGCACAGAACGAAAGGCGCACCCGGCGGGCGCATCGTACTATGTCGATATGGGCAATAGCTGGACGCGGGTTAAGGACGCCAAGCATTATCTGGTAGAGGGCTATCAGGGCAATGTGGTGGTGTATGCCGCCATCCAGGAAATCGCGATGGCGATTGCCAGCCTGACGGTCGAGGTGCATGGCGACAACGGGCTTGTGGAAGATCACCCGGCGCTTGAGTTGCTGGATCGCCCTAACGTAACGCAGGGCTGGTCAGGCTTCTGCAAACAACTTTTTGTCGATTACGGCATTTATGGCGAATTGGCGCTTGTGCGCTACCCGGTCAACGGGCGCGGCGTGCCGAGTGAGCTTTGGCATCTTTGCCCGTATGATATCACGGTGAAACCTGGGCGGCGCGGCATTCCGCTAAAGTATGTCCACAAGCGGCAAAACCAGGAAATTGAGTTTCCAGTTGATCAGGTCACGGGCCGGTCGGCGCTGTTCTTTATGAAACGCTACAACCCGGACAATTACTGGCGCGGCCAATCCCCCCTGATGGCGGCGGCGCTGGCCGGCGACTTGCATAACACCGGGATGCAATGGAACTACCGCTTGCTGCGGAATGGCGCGCGTCCGCCCGGCATTATCAAGATGCTGGCGGGCGTGTCAGGGGAAAGCATCGCTAGGGCGCGGGAGTATTTCAAGCGGCAAATTCAGGGCTCCGAGAATGCGGGTGAAATCCCCATGCTGCCGGATGGCATGGAGTGGCAGGACATTGGCAAAACGCCTGCTGACATGGATTATGGCGGCTCGCTGACCAAGGCGGAAAAGTTGATTGCGCGGGCCTATGGCGTGCCGTTGCCGCTGATCGACAATGACGCCGCCACCTTCAATAACATGAAGGAAGCGAAGGAGCGGTTCTACACTGACACCGTCATTCCGATGTTTCAGGAGTTCCTAGACCAACTGGGCAATTGGTTGCTGCCAGCCTATGGCGAGGGATTGCGGTTTGCCATCGATATGGACGACATTCCGGCGCTGGAGCCCATGCGGGATCGCGCCTATCAGCGGATGAAGGTGGCGGTGGGCAGTAAGCCCATTCTGACGCAAGACGAAGCCCGTTTGGCGCTTGGCTGGGATGAGCTAGGTGGTGCTGCGGCTATGCTTGATCCGGTCGATACCGTATCAAACGCGGCGGCAAACATGCCCCAGGATGAAAACGCCATCAAGGCAATGGTGGCGATGGCCTATGGCAAGGCTGATTGACGACGATCCGCAGCGGGAGCAGCGGCGGCAGGATAGGCTCATGGCGCAAATCGAGCGCCAATTTGAGCCGCGATACCGTGATGAGATTGCCCGCGCGATGCTGGCCTATGCTGAGGCATGGGAGGCAACCGGCGCAATCGACCGGCAGGCGGAGCATATGGCGGCGCTGGAAACCATCACTCAGCAGCAGGCAACCGAGGCCATCCGGGTATTCGGCAACCGGCTATTAAACGCGCCCAAAAGCGGGCCGATGCCAGAGCATCATAAGGACTTCGCCACAACGCTGCTGAAGTTTGCCACGATGTTTATCGCCGCGGAGAGTTTCCGGCGGCGGATTTCGCAGATTGCCGAAACAACGCGCAATCAGATCATTGCCGCAGTTGAACAGGGCTTTAACGCAGGGCTAGGCCAAGATGGCACTGGCAAGCTAATCCGCGATCTAGTGCCGGTCATGGCTCGCCAGCGGGCAAACCTGATTGCGCGAACGGAAACACACAACGCCGCGAACTATGGCGCGGTGCAGGCGGCTAAGGAAACAGGTCTAGCGCTCCGCAAGGAGTGGATTGCCGCCATAGACGAGCGCACCCGCTTCCAGCACGCCGCATTAAGCGGGAAGGTGGTGGGGCAGGATGAAACATGGATGGCCCCGGCCATTCGCAATGACCCGGCGTACATGATCGCCTTTCCGGGCGATCCGAACGCACCAGCACACGGCACGATTAACTGCCGGTGTGCGATTTCATGGGTGACGGATGACTGACATGCTAGAGACCAAATTTCTGCCGGTCGAATTAAAGGCCGGAAAGATGACCGACGATGGCCGCTATCGTGAAATAGAAGGCTATGGCGCGGTTTTTGGCAATGTGGACAGTGACAACGAAATCATTGAGCCAGGTGCGTTTGCTAACAGCATTTCCGGGCGCGAGCCTAAAATGGCTTGGCAGCACGACCTTCGTGAACTTGTCGGGCGATGGGATGAGTTTAGAGAGGATGGCCACGGCTTGGTAGTTAAGGGCCGTGTTGCAGCGCGAACGCAACGCGGCGCGGACGCCGTGGAATTGCTCGAAATGGGCGCTCTAAAGGGGCTTAGCGTCGGCTTCAGAACGATTAAGTCGCAAATGGACTACGATACGGGTGTCCGCAAATTGCTGGAAATCGATTTGTGGGAGGTTTCCCTTGTCAGTTTGGCGAGCAACCCGCTTGCGAATGTGACCGACTTTAAGTCGGTAAAAACCACTAGAGAGTTTGAAGCTGCGTTGCGCGCTGTTGGCTTTAGCCGATCCGACGCGAAGCAGATCGCCTCGCACGGCTTCACGGCATGGGCTGGCCAGCGGGATGCTGGCGACTATGCCGAAATGGCGGAGGCGCAACGGGAGGTTGCTGCGCTTGCCAATTCCCTTAAACAAACACTGAAAGGGCTCAAACCATGAGCGACTTTGCAGAACTGAAGGGCTTGGTTGAGCAGATCAACCCGGCTCTTGTCGATCTCCGCAATGAGGTTGACAGCGTTAAGAACCGCGACCCGCTGGACGATGAGCGTTTCCGCAAGCAGTCCGAAGCGGTGGCAGAAATGGCGGAACGGCTCCAGAAGTTGACCGACCAGGGCAAGGCTCTTGAAGCCGCGCTCAATCGGGAGGACTTCGGCAAGAGCGAAAGCGAAAAAGCCGCCGACGAGGCGCGCAAGAGCTTTGACGAGTTCCTACGCGGCAAGGGCCGGTATGAAGGCAAGCTGCCGCTTGAGCTTCGCGCCATGTCCACGGACGTGCAGCCGGACGGCGGCTATCTGGTGCGCCCTGAGTTCGTCAACAAGGTTGTGTCTCGCGACTTCGAAACGAGCCCGATGCGCGCCATTGCCGATGTCATTGTCGGCTCTGCCAAATCCATTGAAATGCTGATCGATGATGACGAGGCGGATGCGGTTCGGGTTGGTGAGGGCGCGTCCGGCGGCGAGACTGATACGCCGGAAATCGGCCTGAAAACCATCACCGCGCACAAGTACGAGGCCGCGCCGAAAGTGACCACGGAGATGCTGCAGGATGCGGCTTTCGACGTGGAAGGCTGGCTGGCTGGCAAGGTCCGCAACCGGATCGAACGCAAGGAAAACACCGATTTCGTCACCGGCACGACGAAAATTCGGGGCTTCCTGACCTATCCGGCATGGGCTGCCGCTGGCGTCTATGAGCGCGGCAAGATTGAGCAGCGCAACCTCGGCAGCGCAACCTCGCTCAATTCGGATGGCCTGATTAAGTTGCAGGGCGACTTGCACGAAATCTACCAGCCGGGCGCGGTATGGGCGATGCACCGCACCACGTTTGCGGCGGCGCTCGCGCTCAAGGGCGCGGATCAGTACCACTTCTCTCCGGTGCTGCTTCGCGATGGCCAGCCGTCCATGACCATGCTCGGAAAGCCGGTTCGGTTCATGGCCGATATGCCGGTCGTGGCGGGCAGCGCGCTGGCGGTGGCGTATGCGGACTGGCGCACGGCTTACACGGTCTATGACCGGGTGGGCGTCATCGTGCTGCGCGATCCGTATTCCTCCCATGGCTTCGTGACCTACTACACCACGAAGCGCACGGGCGGCGACGTGACCAGCTTTGACGCCATCAAGATCGGCAAGATTGCCTCCTAACGGCGGCTGACAGAAAGGATATAGCCCATGGCTAAGTACGATATGCGCAACCCGTGCGAATACGGGCTGGCGCTTTCCGCCACGCTGAGCGGCGCGACGCCCGCGGCGGGCGATTGGATCGACATGCAGGGCTTCGAGGCCCTGACCTTTGTCGTTTCCACCGGGACCGTTACCGATGCCGGTGACGCTTCCGGCTTTTCGTTCGAAATCCAGGAAGGCGACACCACGGCGGCGTCTGGTGCGACCGCCGTTGCCGATGCTGACCTGATCGGCCTGGAAAGCGCTTTGACCGTGACCGATGACACGGACGACAACGTGCTTGTCGGCTCTATCGGTTATCGCGGTGAAAAGCGCTATGTGCGGGTGGTTGCCACTGGCACGACCGGCACCGATGCCGCGGTGACGGTTATCGCGGTGAAGGGCTATCGCTCCATTCAGGGCACGGCCTCCATCGACGCGGGCACCGCCGCCACCTAAGCGGCTTCTATTGGGCGGGGCTTCGGCTCCGCCCGTTTTGGAGATTTACCATGGCGCTTGTGAAAATGCTTCGCACCATGACCTATTACCCGGACGGTTACAGCCGCCGTAATTACGTGGCGGGTGAGGTTTATGACATTTCCGGCG